ACTGGCGATCTGGTCGTCGTGTCGTCGGTTGTTAAAGGGTTGACTGTCAACCAAGCCGACAAGATCGAAATCGACGGCGTCCGATACTCGGTTGTTGAAATTCTGCCGATCCCGCCAGCCGGAACGACCGTCGCGTTCAATTTCATTGTTCGTCGGTGATGTATGGCGAAGAAACCAGCGCTTGAAAAAGAAATACTGAAGCTGATCGACCAGTTCACGCCGGTCATTCGTAAGGCGTTCTTTACCGCGCTTTCCGACATTACCGACGAAATCGTTTTGAACAGTGTCATTGACGCGATCAATAGCGGCGACGTCAACGCGGCGTTTGAAGCGCTCGGCTTTAACCGGGCGGCGATGCGACCACTTGAAACGGCAATCGAACAAGCGTTCGAAACTGGTGGCGTCTTGAGCGCTGAATACGTGCCACGGGTCGGCGGCGTTAAGTTCCGGTTTGACGTCCGCAACAGTCGCGCTGAAGCATGGTTGCGCGATCATTCGTCAAGCTTGATCACGTCGATAACCGATGACGTTCGCGGCGCGGTTCGCGACGTGTTGCAGATCGGTTTGATGGATGGCAGGAACCCGCGAAACGTCGCGCTCGACATAGTTGGTCGGATCGGTCCGAACGGGCGCCGAACTGGCGGACTGATCGGGTTGACCAACCAACAAGCAAATTGGGTTGCCAACGCCCGGCGCGAACTAGCTGACCCGCAAACGGCGTCGCATTGGTTTTCGCGTATCCGTCGCGACAAACGCTTTGACAGTCTTGTTCAGCGCTCAATTGACAAAGGCGTGCCATTGGACGCCGACACGATCAACCGGCTGGTGTCTCGGTATTCCGACAGTCTGTTACAATTGCGTGGCGAAACGATCGCCCGGACGGAAGCGCTTCAGTCGCTCAATCAGTCTCAGCATTTGGCTTTTCAACAGGCGATCGACCAAGGCGCGGTCGACCAATCGAACGTCAAACGTTATTGGGACAGTTCCGGTGACGAACGGGTTCGCGACAGTCATAGAGCGATGGAAGGGCAAGAAGTCGGCGCGAACGAACCGTTCACGACGCCGGGCGGTCAAAAGCTGATGTTTCCCGGTGATAGCTCGCTAGGGGCGTCCGCCAGTGAGATTATCAACTGCCGTTGCGTGGTTCGAACTCGGGTCGACTTCTTGGCTGAAGGGTTGAAAGATGACCCGGCGCCGGTCGTTCCGCCAGTTCCGCCAATGCCGATCGTTCCGCCGCTTCCGTCGCCGGGCGGGCTTATGCCTCGCACGACCGACCCGATCCCGGTTCAGCAATTCGTGCGGCGTGCCGATCCGAACGGCGAATTCGAAATCGGGTCGGTTCCTTGGGACACAATCCGCGAAACTCATTTCAAACTGCCAAGTTATACCGATGCGTATAAGGATCGCAGTTTGTCGGATTACGTTGGATCGGGCTACACTCAGATAAACGGGTATCTCCGCGTTAAGGCGAAGGGTTCGAACTCGCGCGGTGAACCGTTCAAAATGGATATCGATCTAGAACAGAAGATCGCGGCGCTTGACGCACTTATGACGCCGTCCGAACTCGATTATGCTGGTTATCGTGGTGTTCGTCGGGAATTCGTCAAAGAAATCGAACTTTTGGAAGTCGGCGACGTCTTTTCAATGGAAGGGTTCACGTCGGTTTCGCGGGCGTCTCGGGTGTCGCTTCAGTTCGCCGGAACCGGTCGACTTGAGGGCGGTGTTCTGTTCAAGTTCATCGTGCCGAAGGGAACGCCGATGATTACGACGAATTCCCGCGAAGCGGAGTTAATCTTGCGATCGGGTCACCAGTTCCGGATTGTCAAGATCGAAAGTCGGCAGGTTCCAAACCCGAATGATCCCCCGCCGACTGTGTCGTTTCCGGTCTATTCGCTGGAAATGGTCAGCTAGTCGGCGCGACGACGTTGTGCGTCGGTCGCGGCGGCTTCCATCGCGTCCAGTTCTTCAGCGCGACGCTTGGCGGCTTCCCGCTGTTCAGGCGTCGCTTTGATGATCTTCGTAATGCCGGGATCGCCGCCATGCCGGTCGGCGCTGCTAGGGGTTTCGGGCTTCAGTGCCATTTGTCAGTTTCCTTTTGGTTTTGTGGCGCGGCATTATAGACCGTCGTCGTACCGGAGCGAAGCGTTTTCGTCGTTGACCAAAACACCACTTCGAATATCGGGATAAATGAATTTCCCGCATTCCGGACAATGCGACGGCAGTCGTGGGTTAACCCAACACAAAAGCGTTGAACAACACGGTGTTTGCAACAACCGGAATTGAACGCGTTCGTTGTTCTTAGCCATTGCGCGACGACGTCCGGACGGTTCGCCTTTCCAGTTCGTCAAGTGCCTTGTGCAACGGGTTTGGTCCGTCGCTATAACCCAACCCGTCGCGGATCGTCGCGATCAGCTTCCGGTTGGTCCAATCACGCGGATCGGTGCTGTTGTCGTTGGTCTTTGCCATTTACTTTTGTGCTCCATCTTCGAACCCTTCCCAATACCCGGCGCTGTATGCGTTCGGGTACGGGTGGGTTTCATTACGACGATGGTTATGAAATCCGTCGTCGTATCCATCCCGGAACGCCGTTCGTTCCGGTTCATCGGTGTAACCGCGACGTTCGCGGCGTTTTGCCATTTTCCAGACTGGCATGTTTCTCACTCGGTTAGTTCGACCGGGAAATCGGCCGGAATGATATGCTTGAAGATCGCCCGAACCTTGGCTTTGAAATCGCCGCCTTTCACGTTGGCGTTGAACTTTTCGATGAAGTATTCGCCCGGCGCGGGTTCAGGCAATTGCGCGGTGCGGGGAACTCCGAAACCTGTATGCATATCACTAACAATCGGTTCGTTTCGAACGGTGTTGAACACCAGTTGACGCAAGAAAGACGGATGACCAAGCGCGAACACAATGTCGGAAAGGTTCAGCGGTTCGCCAGCGGTCTTAACTTTGGTCGACACGATGTAACCGCGACCGGTTCGATTTCTATGATCCGCAAGACATACCGCGACAATTTCAGCGGAATATCCGTTATGTTCCAGAACGTCAACCAGCGCGGCAATCGCGGCGGCGCGGATAATCAGCGTTTGGGCTTCAACGGTGGCGGACGCGGCAACGTCGACGAACAACGTGATCACTTTGGTTGACGGCTGGCGGGTCCGCAAACGCATATGTAGCGGGTTGCCGGAAAGCATACGACCGACGTTGACCGATCCGCCAGCGACGGAATAACGGGTGATCTTCTGTTCAGCCTGATCGCCCTTGATGATTTCCGCCGCGTCATAAGCCAGTTCAACGCCGTCCGACCAACCATTACGGGCAAGGTTGATCGCGTTGCGGAACGAACCGCCCGACCATTCGTCGTCGCGATAACGAAGATCGCCAATATTCTCCGAATACTCGACAAACTCGCCAAGCGAAGAAAACCCGACATAGAGACGCGGGTTCATGTTGAACTTGCCGACGAACTGTTCATCGCCGATTACGACGTCGTTCGTCGACCCGCTAGCGGTTTGAACCTTTTCGGTAAACTTGATTTCGTTGACGATGCTAACCGGTTCCGACTTCGGCAGATTGGCCGACTTGGTCACGATCACGCCGGGCAGTTTCATCGCGACAATCAAGTCAGCGCTGGCGTCGTCGATCGTCCAAGCCTTGTCGACCGAATTCCAGCGCGCGCCGTAAGCCTTCAGCGCTTCTTTGTGGTCGAACGTCTTGCCGGTGATCTTTGCCATGTCGGTTCCCCTTTGGGTTGGTCACTCGTTTCTAAGTGACCAACCCGACCAAGTCAAGCGATTTTTGCGCGATCGGCTTTCGACATCCCCTTGAACAGATAGATATCCTCAACGTCCGACCAAGCGATACCCGCCGACAACGCCGCGACGCCTTTGATGATCGCGCGGCTCGATACGACGTGCCGAATACCCTTGTCGCGAACTTGGCGGCGAACGTTGGTAACACGCTGATACCAATCAAGATTGCCGTTCGCATACTGCAATTCAAGATCGGCGTCGTAATCCATCGCGATCACGGCGAACCGGTCAAGCGATGCGGCGTCAAGTTCGTTACGACCGACATAAACCCGATCGGCGCCGTGACCGAAAGTGTTCGCCGTGGCGAGAACGCGAAAGTTCGGATGACGATTGATCGGCAATTCGCTATCCGGGAACGTTGCGTAACCGTTGGCGAGTGCGCTATTCGCGGCAAGCAACGCGCTGGCGTCCCAAGCGTCGATTTCATCAGCAACCCAAATCCCGCCATGTTCGAAAGCGTAACGGAACGCCGTCGAATGATACTTGCCCATACCGTCGACGAAACCCAAAAGTTCGTGAGTGTCGAACACGGTCGACGTAATGTGAAATGGGATATCCAGCGCAACGGCGACTTGCTTGCCGATGGTCGTCTTGCCAGCGGCGGCGGGTCCGACCAACATAACCTCGTGACCGATTGCCGCCAGCTTGATCACGGTCGGCGTGACCTTGTGAACCGTTCCGCTGATCTGGCGAGTTGCGTCGGGCGTCCGGATTTCCAGAACAGTCTTGATAGTGTTGTTGGCGATCGCGTCGGCGACGAATTCCGCCATGTCACGCTTAGACTGATCGATCATCGGGGCGACGATTTCCGCGACCTTGGCGGCGTCAACAACCATCCCCTTGGACAGTGCCGAAATCAGGGTCGCCAGTGCCTTCGAAGCGTCGTCGGCGACGACTGGCGCCACGGGCGCCGCAACGGGCTGGACAACCGGCGCAACGACAGTTCCGCGCGGTCCGCGCTCGTGATAAAGGTTCGCAAGCTGGACGTTCGAAAACTTGTAAGCGTCGCTCGACTTGAACCCGATCGCGGAACACCACTTGCGCAACAACTGCCGATTATCCGACGTGATGATCAGCGTATCGGCGGAACCGATCAGCGCTTCAGCCTGTTCGCGGGTCAGTGACGGGGTGCGTGCCATTTCGAAATTCCTTGAAAGCTTGGTGGACCAGATCGACTAACCCGACCATATCGACATACCGACACGCCGTCAACTGCTATTTTGGACAAAACGACAATGTACCGAAAAAAATCATCCGAAAGCGCCACGGCAACCGTTTCAAAATTCATCGGCAAAACCGAACGACGAACCGAAGCGATCGTTAAACAATCCGTTCAAGACCTAATCGAATTTGTTCAGTTGCCGACCGGTAAAGGCGGACGAATGCGGATCGATACCGGGTTTCTCAGGTCGACCGGTCAAGCGTCGCTTACCGGTATGCCGACCGGACCGTCAAGACCGACCAGCGACGAAAAGGTCTTTTACGACGACGGGTCCGGTGAAGTTCCGGACACGGTTATTTTGACCATTGTTCGGTTCAAGCTTGGCGATCGGATATGGTTCGGCTGGACGGCGAATTACGCCAAATACCGCGAAGGGCATGACGCATTTTTGCGGTTGGGCGTCCAAAACTGGCAAGCGATCGTTGATAACAACGTTCGACTTATGAAACAAAGGATCAAGTGAAATGGCTGTGAATACCGACGTTGAAAACGCATTGTTCGAAGCGGTTTATTCGATGTTCAACGATGACCCTATTCTCGGGGTAATCCCTTATTCAATGCCTAATCGCAAGATCGACCCGCCCGAAACCGCTCGATATATCCGCGTCGATCACTTCCGAAACAACAACCAGAATTACGCTTGGGGAAGCGGAACGGTTTATCTCGGTATTCTTCAATTGACATTGGTCGACCAAGCCAACGTTGGAACGGGCGAAGCGACTGAACTTTGCGATCGGATCGCTTCGCATTGGCCGAAGGGTCGCGAACTCCGGTCCGGCGCCGCGATCGTGAAAATAGAAGTTGAACCGGACGTTCTTTCGCCGCTGCAAGATGGACACAAGAACGAAACTCCGGTATCGATCCGTTATCGTTGCTACTCTTGAACCGGGGAACCCTGCAATGCGCAATCTTTCCATGCTTTCGCTCGCCGTCGCCGCAACCGCGCTTCGCGTGGCGTCGTTTGCCAACACCAACTCTCAGTCGGGCTTGTATATCTGCACAACCCCACAGGAAATCGACCTTGACGAAGCCGGGTTCGCCGCACTGACGTATGTCAAGATTGGCGACATGGGCGAACTCGGCGAAACAGGCACCAGTCAGAACATTCTGACTTACGACACTTGGGCTGAAAGCGTCGTGCGCAAGGCCAAGGGAATGCGCAACGCTGGCGATCCCGACGTCGAAACCTCTCGCAATCCGACCGACCCCGGCCAGATCGCTTTGCGTGCGGCGGCGAAAACCAATTCGAACTACGCTTTCAAGATTGAGCGGAACGACCCGGCGACCAGCGGTGGCACGCCGACGATCATTTACAATCGCGGTCTTGTCGCCGGTCCCAAGCGCCCGAACGGTCGGAACGAAGATTTCGACCTTGAAATCTATACGCTCGGCTTCCAGCAAGAAGAAGTCGTCGTCGATCCGACCTAATCGCCGTCGACCATTCCATAAGCCGGGCGGATTGATCAACCGCCCGGCTTTGACTTGTGATCAATCCAGAAAGGCAAAAAAATGGATATCGCCAAGATTACGCCGTCGAACTATCTTCATCGAGTTGTTCATCCGTCGACCGGTCGTTACGTCGGGTTGACCGTCGAACTCGCTCACATTTCAGACCCTCGGTTCAAGGCGATCGAACGCCAGTTGACCGACAAGGCGTTGACCAAACGAGCGCGCGGCAAGGTTCCAAAGGCTGAAGAACTCGACGACAATCGGACGAAGTTGCTTTCGACGGTCATTTTCGGGTTCATTTGGGAGAACGACGCGGACGGCAAGCCGGGAAGCTTCGGCGGCGAACAACTCAAGTTCAATCCGACCAATGTCGAAACACTGTTGTCGGTCGATTGGATTCGCGATCAGATCGATGAAGCTTTGGCGGAACAGTCGAATTTTTTCAAGGGTTGACCGCTGACCTTTCGTTTGTGACCTATTGTCGGGCGCGCTATTTGACGCCCGACAAAAACGGTGAAACGCGCGCTGATAGAAACGCGCGGTTCGGTCAAGACGAAGTAACGCCGGAATGGTCCGTTCCCGACGGCGGTCAATATTTGTTCGATTGGTTCGAAGAAATTTCATCCGGTCATAATCGGGTTTCGAACGATCGAATTTATCGGATCACTTGGGTTGAATTCGCGGCTTGGCAACAAGTCAGCGGGAATGTTGTTTACCCTCACGAATTCGCTATTCTTAGGGCGATGGATAACGCATATTGCGAAGCGCTTGAGGGCGAATTGCAGTACCAAAAGGTTCGGGCTCAAGAGGAAGCGGCAAAGGCGCAAGCCATGAAGAACAAAGGGTGACGTAATGGCGGATATTGCCGAACTCGGGTTCTCAGTTGACAGTGGCGACGTCAAGCGTGCGACCGGTGATCTAGATAAGCTGAAGCCGTCGACTGAACGCGCGGAACGTGCAACCGACCGGCTGAACGGCACTTTCTCAAAAGGCGCCGTCGCCAATAAGGTTTACGCCAAGTCGTTCGATGTTCTGACCAGTGCGGCGAAAGGGTTCTTTGTCGCGATTGCTTCGTCGTTGGCGTTTGGTCAGTTGATCACTCAGTCTAGAGCGTTCAGTAAATCAACCGCTGAATTGTCAACTCTGCTTTCCGGTGGCGCGGACGAATTGTCGCGATACGAAGCGACGGCGCGTTCACTGGCCCGGACATACGGTACGGCGGCGACCGAACAAATCGGCGCGTTTTATCAGGCAGTTTCAGCCGGTGCGACGTCGCTAAGTCAAGCGACTGAAATTCTTGACGCGGCGAATAAAACCGCAATCGGCGGCGTGACCGATACGACGACGGCGGTTGACGCGTTGACGACGGCGGTTAACGCATACGCTTCAATTGGTCTTTCGGCCGCCGATGCGTCCGATACGTTGTTCGTCGGCATGAAGGCCGGTAAAACGACAATTGCGGAACTTGCCGGGTCGCTCGGTAACGTTATTCCGATCGCCGCGTCGTTGGGTGTTGGGTTCGATGAACTGGTCGCGGGCGTCGCGGCGCTGACAACACAAGGTCAGTCGACGGCGCAAGCGGTGACCGGTGTTCGCGCGATCCTTTCGCAAGTCGCTAAACCGACGTCGGAAGCGGCGAAACTTGCCAAAGAACTCGGACTTGAATTCACGTCGACAGCGTTGGCGTCGCAAGGGCTCGCCAAGTTCCTTGAAACCGTCATGGATAAAACAGGCGGTTCGGTCGACAAAATGGCACTTCTGTTTGGTTCGGTGGAAGCGCTGAACGCCGTCTTGTCGTTTGCCGGTGGCGGCGGTGATGCGTTCACCAAAATTCTAGGCGACATGGAAAAACGCGCCGGGGCAACTCAAGTCGCTTTTGAAAAAGTCGCTCAATCGCTCGACCAGCGGTTGAACGTCGTGTTCGGCAAGTTCGGCGATTACGCTTTGACGATCGGTCAAGTGTTGCTTGCGATCTTGGTTCCGACGTTAGAAACTCTGATGTTCGGTTTCGAAAACATTGGCGATGTTCTGTTGATAACCGGTCCGCTGATGCTGGCGATGTTCGGACCGGCCGTTATCGCGGGTGTTTGGGCATTTACGACGGCTGTTGCAGTGGGCGCCGTGGGCGCGGTCCAAGCTTTGACGGCGGCGATCCTTGCGAACCCGTTGGGGGCGCTTGGCGTGGCGCTGGCGACGATTATTGCATCGGTTTGGGTGTTCCGCGACGCGATCAAACAGGCGATCGGCATTGACGTTCAAGCGATCTTCGAAGGCGTCGGCAACTTCATTATTCAGTCGTTCTTTGTCGCCTTCGAACAGATCAAATGGATTTGGGGAACGTTGCCGAACGTCATGGGTTCCGCGACGATTGGCGCGGTCAATCTGGTTATTGACGCGTTGAACTTTATGATCGGTAAGTCGATCGAAGGGATCAATTCGCTAATCAATCTTATTCGCGGCATTCCGGGAATGGACGGTATGTTGTCGACCCTTGATCCGGGTTCGGGTCAACTCGGCAAGATGACCGACAGTTTCAAGCAAGCGGCGGACGCCGGGAACGCGGCTTACGTGGCGGCGGTCAAAACGATTGGCGCAACCAATTACGTCGGACAGTTCGCCGCGTCGTTTGACAAGCTGAACGAAAGTGCCTCCGGAACGGTCAAGGTACTGGACGAACTGGCGGGCGGTAGTTCGAACGGCTCGGGTGGTGGTGGCAAAGGCAACAGTGCGCTTGATCGGACGGCTGGCGCGCTACAAGCGGCGATGGATTACGCCGACCAAACCCGCGCGGCTTTCTATGAACTGAAAGAAACGCTCGCCGGGATGGTGACCGATGCGCTTTCCGGGTTCTTTTCCGATCTGCGAAAGGGTGTCAACGTGGTCGACGCGTTGTCCGATGCGGTCGGTCGGCTTGCTGACAAGCTGATGGATATGGTTCTGAACAACGCCATTCAGTCGATCGTTGGCAGCATGTTCGGGCTCGGTACGATCGCAGGCGGCGCGGCGATCCCTTCAGGCGGGTTCATTCCCGGCATGACCGGCCCGGCGCTGTTTGCCAAGGGCGGCGTGTTCAGCGGCGCCACGGCGTTCGACACGGGTTCGGGGTTGGGTGTTGCAGGCGAAGCCGGTCCGGAAGCGATCTTGCCGCTTCATCGCGGCTCGGATGGTTCGCTTGGTGTCGCAATGGCGGCGAACAACAACTTCGGCAGTGCCAGCACTCAACTAAACGTTGCGATCTATAACAACGCGGCTAACGACGTTGAGACGACGACCAGCGTCGGCGAAGATGGTTCACTGATCATTATGATTGATCGGTTGACCGCTAAGAACATGGCTGATCCAGCGTCGCAAACCAACCGAGCGGTTCAACGATCGTTCGGCGTTAAAAACGCTACTAAAGATAGGTGATGCATGGCTGATTGGCCGACGACACTGCCAAGTGAAGGGTTGACCGGGCTGACTGATCAGCGGGTCGGCGCGAAGCTGATTTCCGAGAACGATCAAGGTCCGGCAATCATGCGACGTCGCTACACCAAAGCGGTGCGGCCGGTGAATATCCCGATCGTCTTGACCGATGCTCAACGGGCGATTTTCGACGAATGGTATGTCGACGATCTGCAAGAAGGCGTTTTGTCGTTCAACTGGAAAGACCCTCGCGGCGGCGCGACAGTGTCGTTTCGGTTCCGCGAAAAAGACGGTCCGAACTGGACCGGTCTAGACGGTGGCGACGTCAAGAAGTGGTCGACAACTCTGGCGTTGGAAATCTGGTAAAATGACACTTTCCGACACTGCGCGCGGTCAAGTATTCCAGCAAGAAGGCGGCGGCTTTCTGGAACTGCTGACCATAACCCATGCTGACTTGCCGGAACCGCTTCGGTTCGTCAATAACACAGAAACGATTACGTCGAACGGTGAAAGCTATATTGCGTTTCCGTTCCGGGTCAAACTTCCGACCGAAAAAGAGCGAAGCATTCCGCGCGCCCAACTGGAAATCGATAACGTCTCGCGACAGATTGGTCAGTTAATCCGTCAACTGACGTCGCCGCCGACCGTCCAAATCGACATTATTCGGAT